TGCGAATAACCAGAAGGAGAGTAAAATCCTGTTAACCGCGCCAAGTTTGTTGTACACTCAATTCTATCTAAACTTGAATTATATGTGAATGCATTCAAATCACTTGCATCTGCTGGAAAATTATTTGAACTATCGTGAGAAAATCTCCCCCAAGTATCAAAAATTTGTTGTCTTGTTGGTGGTGGATCATCTGACCCTAAACCAGCATCACTGTCTGCAGCAATAAACAATCTGTCAGTAGATTCAATATCTGCACAATCCACAGAAAGTGCATTAAGGACAAGGGCCCCATTTAAATAAATTTTTGTGCCACTACCCACAACTGAATGTACTGCAATATGATTCCACGCACTATAACTAATTGGTAAAACAACACTTGCCACCTCACTATCTTTATTCTGGATAATAATAGTGTTATCTGGTTTTTGCCACAATGTGAATGCATTATACGTACCATCTGATGCACCAATAGAGAATAATGCAGAACCCCTAGAATTATCAGTGTCTAAAGTAACTGGTAAATACCAAAAATCAACGATCAATTCATCTTCGCCTGCGATTTCAATCGCTGCGTCTTTAACTTCTACAAACCCATTTGTAAACAAGGTACTTTCATTACCAAAAAGTGGCCCTGCCAATGGAGTTTCTAGTTTTGCATTTGTTCTTAATGTCTGTAAACTATTTTTATATTCTTTATAGTTTCTACTATCAGTCATTGTTTCAAAGTCTAATAGAGTTGTTACATTATCAAAATAATTATCAATGTTTCTGACATCTACAACTTCATTTCTAGAAGACCCTGTAGTAAAAGTTTCTCCCCCATCTGAGAAATCCCAATAATAATTTGGATAAGTATCATTCGATTCGTGTTGTACCCAAGTGATATTTTTATCTTCTGTTACACCAGTTACTTTAGTAACAGTACCAATTGCACCACTACCAAAAGTTCCTTCGCCTTCAAAAATTACTTCTTCACCAGTAATATAATTATCACCTTCGTTTACAATTTCGATTGAGTCAACTTGTCCATCTGTGGTGTTTGTTATTCTTGCACCGAAACCTGTACCACTGCCGGCAGATGATATAAAAGAATTTAAGTACATATTTCTGGGATAATTTCTGCCTGGGTTTTGAATGTCAAAACCAGTAACACATGTCCACAATTTTTCTTTGAATGTTACACCATTTTCATTTTCAATGAATACATTTTCTTGATCTTGAAATTCACCAAAAATACTACTAATAAAATATTCTCTCACCGCATTATTAGATAGAGAGTATTCTTGATATCTCTCTACTGTCGCAAAGGCTTTACTAGTTTCTCCAACAACTCTTATTGGATTTGTAAGTGCATTCGTGCTAGGTTGAGTTCTAATACTTGTTTCCGCCGTCCATTCATTATTACTTACCTTAAAAACATTTTCTTTTGGATAGTAGAATGAAATATCTTCGTTGAAAAAAGTTCTGAATAAAAATTCATATGATTTTTCTGAACCTTTTGCAAGATAAAACTCTTTCATAAGTTTCAGAAATTGTTTTTTGTTTGTAAATTTAGTTTTCTTAATATCAGATTTATTATTGCCGGTGGATGCATTTGTGGTTTTAAGTCTATATAGAACTCTGATTGCAACTTGATCCGTAGGTGCAACAATTTGACCTGTATTTTTATCGTAGAATATAATTCTATCTTCTGATACAATATAGTCTTCGTCTTTAACTAATTCTACAAAATCATCTGGAAAAGTTAGGTTTGCAAATACTTGCGAAGGAGTTTCACTACTTCTTGTAATTAATGATTCATCTGTGTATTGTCCAGTAGTTGGATTTACATAAACTTTAAAATCTACAACTCTGGTTGTTACAGTTTTTCCTTCGTAGAAAGAAGGCTCTCTATAAGAGATTGAAAATTCCGAACTAACACCATTACCCAAGAAATCATCAGATTCAAATCTTTCATTCTCCAACGGAGACACACCAAAAATTCCAGATAATTCTGAATTAATTTGATTTTTATTTTTGACCTGAACTGTATTTGGAAATGCTTCTGCAAGTAGGTGCTTAAATTCATCTACAAAAATATCTAGAGTGTTATCCAAATCCGAATAATCTAATATTTCTGCACCAACATCAAGAGTATTTGTTTCTTGAGACATCCATTCATAATACAACTCTAAAAATTTTACAAAATTATCATAATCATTCTGTTGTAAATAGAATGGTAGTTCAGAACGAACCTGAGATGCTAAATCTTTATAGTTACTATTATCCATGTATCTATCTTCTTATAATTTGTACGTTTTGTGTAGTAATATCGTAATTATTATTATATTCGTCTGAATCTGCATCCATTGTAATAGTAACATCATTAGGATCGATTAATAGAATTTGATTTCTTTTTGGAAAAATGTCAAAAGACACTGGTTCGGCCTCCATTCGGAAGTTATTATTAGTGCCACTTTCAACATTTTCAATTATAATATCTTGTACCGTAACTAATCCTGTGTTATAATCGATAGTTCCTTTAATATTATTAGTATAAATCTTTTTATTATTTAAATCAAATGAATAAAAATTAAGATTACCATCGTAAGTATCGGTTTCTTCTACATACCAATAATTTTGAGATCCAGAAACTTGTACCCCAATAGATTTTAAAGTACCTTTCTTGATTTGATTATTAAATCCGAATTGATACTGTGCGGCTCCGCCTAATAAAATTACTTTTTCATTAATCATATTTATCTTGGTGACGTTGTTTGTAATCGAACGATCTGCCATGTCAATTTGGTGAACTAAATTTGAATATCTAAAATAACTATCAAATTCATTTAAATTTTTTGCACTAAAGTCTTTAATAGTAGTTAATACTTTTTCTTTAAGTTCGTCTGCAGTAAATATTGTAGATTCATTATCCCATTTTATTTCTGTATTAATTCTAATTCTTGTATATTCGGGGTCAACAATATCTGGGAGAATAGATACGATAGAATATTCTTTTCTTAATGTACTTTTAATAGTTTCCTTCTCAAAATCTGATAAAAAATATCCATTGTTAGGCCTAATTGCCATGAAAACTCTGCCAAATATTTGTGGTACGTTATCTTCTCCACCCCAAACATTTACTGATGATGCGGATGGATATATTTGCGGTATAATCGCCTTATAATCTCTAATAGTAACTGCACGACCTTGTCCTTCAAAATTTCTTGGTGCATTAAATTTTATTGAAGAAATATCTTCTCTGTTTGCCCCACCATTTGCAACACCTGTTACAGACAAATTACTTACTCTAAACAAATCTCTATCTGCATTTGCTCCAATAGTAAATTGTGCAATCCCATTTGCTTCCGGGCCTGTTGTAACTAAATATTTTACAATTAAGACATTTCCTGATAACAATTCACTCCCCAAGACACCATCACCAAAAAATAATTCCCAACCATTTTTTGATTCTTGTATAAAATATACTTCGTCTGTACTTTGTAGTCTTAAATTATCTGTAGATTTTTTATATTCTATTAATGCATCATCTTCGGCATCGGGTTGTACGAATACTTTTAACGTGTCAATATCTGCCATTTCGTTAGACAGATAGAATCTTTGGTTTGGATTTGTGTTATCTACTACAAATTCTTCTTGTACTTCGATGCCTTGGATTAATTCTAGATCGTCAATTTTATATACATTTGTGTAAGTACCATTATCGTTTTGAATGGAAGTACTCTTTTCAACAATTCTAGTGATTGTTGGTACAAAACTATAGGATTTTCCGTTATAGTTTGTTGTAAACTGAAGTCCACGATTGATTTTAATTGTATCATATACATCTGCCGATGCATAAGAATTTTGATCTAAAAGTTCTAAACTAACCTGTGCCTTGGCTGCCTTTGCACTTCTTGGTGTATAGTTTAAAAGTTTTGCCTTTGATACAACATTTTCTCTAATTCTTGCAGTATCCAAGAACATTTCATTTGTCAACATATTCATATAGAAAGAATTATGATGTGTGTTTACTGCGAGAATATCGATAAGTGTATTAAGTCCAGATGCCTCAAAATCGTAATCTTTGAAGGTTTCATCTTTTTTCATATATGAGATAATATTAGATTTAATATTTTTTAAATCTAATTCTGTAATTTCTATAGTCTTTGCCATTTATCGAACTCTCTCTATTGCAAATTGGGTTGTGATTTCCCCGTCCATTGCCGGTAGTGTATATACAATTGTAATAATAATATTATTTTCATCATTAAAATCGGATTCAACATTCACATCCAAAACAATAATTCGTGTTTCACTGGATTTTAGTATATCTTCAATATCCTTACCCATATTTATCAAACTTATTGGGTCTGCTGGCTCAAATAAAGATTTGTAGAGATTTCCACCAAAGTTTGGTTTAAATGGTCTATCAAAAAAATTTGTTAATAGATTATTCTTCAAAGATTGATTAATTGCCGAAATATCTTTTTTTACTGTAATATCCTTAGTAACAGGATTCAGTTGCATTTTTAAATCAATATCAACAAATTGATTTTTTTTGGAATCTAATATTCCTAATCTATCTTCTTTTACATCCTCAAAACTGGTTGTTACAACTTCTGCCATTTTCTACCCCTATGGATTTAAATCTATTTTGGGTGCTTTTATTGTAGTGTTACCCCCACTTTTAGTATCGATAGTACTTCCTGCACCTATTAATGCAGTACCACCAACAACAACTTGCCAATAACCATCCACTACAATATTTAAATTTCCCTTTACGTGTATATTTTTGTCACCATGTACAATATCGAAATTACTACCAATAGTTCTTTCTACAATATCACCGTTTGGATGATATTCTTCAAACGAACCACTTCTATGATATGTGTGCAATCTTTCTGCGCCAGGCGTATCATCCATTTCAATCAAATGTCCTGAACGAGAATATGTTGCAGTATTATATGGATACTGCGGCGCAGCTGGTGATTCTGGTTCTCCAAATAAATCATTTGATGTAACTGGAGTTTT